CACTCCAGTTTGAGACACTCAACAGCCTGGACCAGTTGCAAAACACTACTTACCTGTCTGCTGGCAAGCCACTCTTCTACGCCATCATAGGCAGCAATTTTCGTGTTCTTCCAGTGCCTGACAGCACCTACGCCTACGAGATTGACTACTACGCCAAGCTCGCCAAGTTGAGCGTCAGCAACACAACCAACTGGCTGTTGACTCAGGCACCAGACATCTACCTGTACGGCTCACTGCTGCAAGCTGCACCATACCTGCAGAACGACGAGCGCATACCTGTATGGGTGGCGCTGTACACCAAGGGCATTGATGACCTACGCCTCGCTGACAACAGGTCCAATCAGGCAGGAACTATGCTTGCTCGCGCAAGAACACTAGGATAAATCATGGCAGATACCACCACCACAAACCTCTTACTGACCAAGCCAGAAGTTGGTGCCAGCACCGACACATGGGGTACTAAGGTCAACTCTGACCTTGACTTGGTGGATGCACTGTTCGCAGCGGCTGGCACAGGCACATCAGTTGGCCTGAATGTTGGAGCTGGCAAGACGCTGGCAGTTGCCGGGACGCTGACAGCTACAGTCATCACCAACCTCACAACGCCATCCACCACCTTTGCCTTGGTCAACACCACGGCAACCACAGTCAACCTAGCTGGCGCAGCTACTGCCGTGAACATTGGTGCTGCCACAGGCACTGCCACTGTTAACAACACCACCTTGGCGGCAAAGGCTATCACCGCCAGCACCACACTGTCGGTAACTGGCATCTCCACCCTGACAGGGGCAGTAGGCGCACCCGCTGGTGTGACAGGCCCAATCACATCAAGTTCTGCAACCATCACTGGCGGCAGCATCACAGGCATTACCGACTTGGCGGTGGCTGACGGTGGCACAGGCGCGTCAACAGCAGCCGCAGCACTGAACAACCTGCTGCCATCACAGACATCTGCCGCCAACAAGTATTTGCAGTCTGATGGCACCAACGCAAACTGGGATGCAGTCACAGTCTCAACTGCCGACATCACAGGCACATTGGGTATCGGCAATGGCGGTACAGGCCAGACCAGCTTCACCAACGGTCAACTGCTCATTGGCAACAGCACAGGCAACACGCTGACACCCGCAACACTGACTGCTGGCTCTGGTGTGACCATTACCAATGGCAGCGGTGCCATTACCGTTGCCTTCTCTGGTCCAGGCGCTGGCTCAGTCACCAGCGTGGATGTATCTGGTGGCACTACAGGCTTGACCACAAGCGGTGGTCCTATCACTGGCTCTGGCACCATTACCTTGGCAGGGACATTGGCAGTAGCCAATGGCGGTACGGGAGTCGCCACCAGTACAGGCTCTGGCAGCAATGTATTGTCAACTTCCCCTACCTTGGTCACGCCTTTGCTTGGCACTCCAACCAGCGGAGTCGCAACCAACCTGACAGGCTTACCTCTCACGACAGGCGTCACTGGCACACTACCAATTGCCAACGGCGGTACAGGCGCAACTACTCTGGCGGCGGCTAATATTCCTGTTGTCAATGTTGCCAATACCTTTACAGGCACTCAGACATTCAGCGGTACATCATCAGCACTAGCGATGATCTTGAACGACGCAGCAGAGGTGGCGACAGTATCAGCAACAGCGGCCACAGGCACGATTAACTACGATGTCACCACCCAGTCTGTCCAGTACTACACCAGCAATGCAAGTGCCAACTGGACTGTCAACTTCAGAGCGTCCAGCGGTACATCGTTGAACACTGCCATGACTACGGGGCAGTCTGTGACTGTGGCTTTCTTGGTCACGCAAGGCTCGACTGCTTACTACAACAATGTGGTGCAGGTAGATGGCACAACAGTGACTCCCAAGTATCAAGGCGGTACAGCACCAGCGGCTGGTAATGCAAGTTCGGTCGACGTCTATATGTACACCATCGTGAAGACGGGCAGTGCGGCATTCACTGTCTTTGCCTCGCAGACCAAGTTTGCATAAGGACTGATATGCCATTAGTACAAACAAGGGGTGCGGCATCTGCCCAAGGCTTTGGTGAGTTTGCACAGGCGACTGTTGCCAACTACATTGAGGATGTGTTCAGCACGTACCTTTATACGGGTAATGGCTCTACAGGTCAAACCATTACCAATAGCATTGACTTGTCCACAAAAGGTGGGCTAGTTTGGGGAAAAAGTAGAAGTAATGCCACAGATAATTCTTTGGTAGACACAGTTCGTGGAAATGAAAGTATTATTTATTCAAATCTTACGCAAGCGGCAGATACGCCTATAGCAAATACAATTTCTTTTTTATCTACCGGGTTTAGTGTTAAAAACAATATTTTAAATGCAAATGGGCACACCTACGCCTCATGGACATTCCGCAAGCAGCCAAAGTTCTTTGATGTTGTGACGTATACGGGGAATGGAACTAACCGCACTATTGCACACAATCTTGGCTCTGTACCCGGCAGCATTATTGTCAAGCGCACAGACACAACAGCAGCGTGGGCGGTTTACCACCGCAGTCTTGCCAATACCGAATATCTTGTTTTAAACAGCACAGCCGCCAAAGCTACGGGAGCAACATGGTGGAACAGCACAACCCCCACATCCGCAGTTTTTAGTGTAGGCACTGACGCAAGTGTTAACGCATCAGGCGGCACTTACGTAGCCTACCTTTTCGCCCATGACGCAGGCGGCTTTGGCCTGACTGGTACGGACAATGTGATTTCGTGTGGATCGTTTACAAGTGATGGCAGTGGAAGTGCAACTGTGAGCCTTGGATACGAACCACAGTGGGTAATGATTAAACGGAGTGATGCAAGTGACGATTGGATTATGTTAGATGTCATGCGCGGTATGTCTTTTAGTAATTGTCTAAAATTGGCGGCAAACGCATCATCTGCCGAATATAATTTTGGTGCAAACCAAATTTTTCCGACTGCTACTGGTTTTATTGTTAATGGAACATTGTCTGCAAGCGCTACCTACATCTACATAGCCATACGCCGTGGCCCGATGAAAGTGCCTACGCTGGGGACGAGTGTGTTTAGTCCTAATGTTGTGAATGCGCCATTGGCAACAAAAACAACTGTTGGGTTTCCTATAGATTTGCAGATATTCAATTACTTACCTGGAGATGGGGGTAATAGCCCTGTTCTTACTAGACTTGCAGGTGTCTCTACAAACTCCACATCAAGTGGGTCTTTGTTAACAACATCATCTACTGCCGCAGAGTCTTCCGCCTCCGGGTTTTGCCTTGGTTGGGACAATACGGGTTTCCAAATGCCTAGTGGCTACACAAACAGTAATGTAGTCTTTTACAATTTTGGACGCGCCCCCGGCTTCTTTGATGTGGTTTGCTATACGGGGAATGGAACAGCAGGTAGAGCCGTGGCGCACAATTTAGCGGCAGTGCCTGAGTTTATGATTATTAAATACCGGAATGACGTGCAAAGTTGGTTTGTATTTCACTCCTTTGGGACTTCTATTTATAGGCGTCAGTTTTTAAATTTAACCGACTCAACGGGCGGTTCAGGGGATTATTCTTACGGCTCTGGCGGTATGTACCAAAAGCCAGACGCAACAAACTTTTATTTGGAGGCCGTTAATGCAAATCAAAGTGGCGGCACCTTTGTCGCCTACCTTTTTGCCACAGTATCAGGCGTCTCCAAAGTGTTTTCATATACAGGCAACGGCTCATCACAGACAATTAACTGTGGCTTTACAGGCGGGTCAAGATTCGTAATGATTAAGCGTACTGACGCAGCAGGCGACTGGTACGTCTGGGACAGCGCAAGGGGAATTGTTGCAGGGAATGACCCACACCTCAGCCTCAACACAACAGCCGCTGAAGTCACGACAGACGACAGCGTGGATACTGACAACACGGGTTTTATTGTCAATCAAGTAGCCGCAACAAATGTAAATGTTTCTTCTGCAACCTACATTGGACTCGCAATCGCGTAAGGACACATCATGCAAATCAGAACACAAACAGGCGCGGTCATGTACGAGGCAGAGTTTCGTGCATACCAAAAAGCCAATGGTGGCCCAGCGTGGGACACAACGACAACCGAGGTCTTAACGGCTCTGGGTGCTGATGTCGTCTTTGAAGGACCACAAGCCTCTGGCGGGACGGTCTACCAGTACAGCCAACGTGATGGCGTCGAGCAGATCAGCGGCAAGTGGTACACCAAGTACATCCTTGGCCCTGTCTTCACCGACACAGAAGACACAACTGCTGCCGAGCAAGAGGCTGCTTACAAGGCCAGCAAGGACGCAGAGCAAGCCAAGGCGGTACGCACCAGCCGGGATGACAAGCTGACTGAGACTGATTGGCGGTTTCGCAGTGATATGACACCTTCGCAGGCGTGGAAAGATTACTGCCAAGCCTTGCGAGACATCCCAGCACAGGCTGGATTTCCTTGGACCGTTACTTGGCCTGACGCACCATGAGTGAAATAGACATCCGATTGACGAGCCACGAGGCAGTGTGTGCAGAACGGTATGCACAGATCAATGCTCGGCTCAAGCGGCTGGAAGGCGTGATCATGAAGACCACTGGCGTCTTGATCGTCAGTATGTCAGCCATCGTTTACGCATCTCTGACGTTGGGCAGATGAAGTGGATTTCTTTGAAGTCCTGTCCAAAGCCTGGCCCATCCTGCTGGCGCTGATCACCTTGATCATCGTCTTGGCAAAGTTGGACCTGCGGGTAGCTGTCTTGGAGGACAAGATCAAAACGCTATTTGAAATGTGGAACAGGCGGGACAAATGATCG